AACACAATAGTCTAGTATTTCAGGAGTGAATGTTTTCCAGTCCGTATCTAGTTGTTCTTTATACTTACTTATTCTATTACCCCATGCTTTTAGTGAATGTCTACCAATACAATCTTTTGGAAAATCTTTTCTGGCAAAGTCAGTTTCTCTAATGTCTGAAAAAAGTAATCGAGTTGCTACGATTGTGTCGAAAATTTTAGCCTTAAATGTAGCGGAAAATAATTTCTCTAATACAGGAATATCAAACTTAATTATATTGTGACCAATAAGTAATTCAGCTTCTTCTAATTTTTTGATAGCTGATTTATTGTCTAACCTGTGTATTTCATTTGTATCTATATCTTTTAAAACAATGCAGTGAGTAGTGTCACATTCATTAAGAAATCCATTTGTTTCTATATCAAAAACGTACCTCAAAGTTTTACCTTCTTAATTTTCAATACATTTACTGTTGGCATTGTAGTAATGTTTCCTACATCACCTAATGTACCATCAGGATTAAAATTAACATCACCTGCAACTACATGAACATCTTTATCTGCTTTAAGAAGCCAACCATTTGAAATACAAATAGTAACTTTACTGTTTATCGCTTCCTTCAAACTTAACCACTCGGCTGTACCTGAAATATCTTTCCAATGGACAGACACAAAAGGTGCATCTAATATCTTTTTATTTATTGTAGGTAATTTCATAATTAATGTAATGTGTTTAGTCGTACTTCGACATTCCAAGCGGCATCTTCTCCTGATAGTGCCATTGATGTTAATGTGTCCTGCAACATGAAAGCAGTTTTCATTGCTCCCACATTTATCACGACTGGTCTGTGTGTTGATTTTGCTCTAGCTACTGCTTCAGTAACCATTCCTGACCAGATTAAAGCATTTCTCTTTTGCTTTGCAGTAGGTGGTTTAAAAGTCATCTAAGACTTCTGGGTTTACTTCCGCCAGACAACCTGTCTCTAAATTATATTGTAGAGTACAAGCACTGCCTGTTTCCCCTGAGTAACGGTTTTTTAAAATAGTTACTTTTGCTAATTTCTTATCTGACTTAATGTCCCTAGATAGTGCTAACAACATGTCGGATAATTGACCAATAGAAGCTGAACCTCTAAGAGCATTCATGGTAACTTCTTTACCGTCTTCGTAACCTCTGTCTCCTTCACTTCTTCTAAGGTGACTGATAAGTATTAAACCTATCCCAGTTTCTTCTACTAAAGTTCTTAATTTACTTACAAAGTAATCAATAAGTTTTCTTTCATCATTAGTATGTTCATCACCTAATGCTGATAAAGCCATGTGTAAATGGTCTAATATTACAAAGTCCACGTCACACGATTTAGCCATGTATCTTATTTTAGAGAGCAGGTTATCTGCAACTGTAGAACCAAAATGATTATACAGAAAAAATTTACCACTGCCCACAGTGCTGTTATACGTCTCAAGTAATTCTTCTTCACTAATACCCTCTCTAGTTAAGTGTAATGGTTTTTTTAATTCAACTCCCATAATGCCTAAAGCACTACGCTTGACGCTTTCTTCTAAAGCTATGTAGCCAACAGAAAACTTTTGTTTAATTAAATCTAAAGCTACATGACGACAGAAAGAACTTTTACCTACACCACTACCTGCGGTGATAGTTACTAACTCTCCTTTTCGTAAACCATGTGTCTTAACATTTAGACATTCAAAAGGGTATTGTGCTACAACATGATTATCTTCTTTAATAATATCTTCCCAAATATCAGTACCTAAAACTATTCCATCAGGTCTGTAAGGTTTAGCGTCCCACATTGCTTGAGTTAGTTCTTTAGTTCTCCCTGCAATGTGCATTTCGTTAGGGTCTTTTAAGGGTAGCGTTGCTATCTTAGCTTTATTAGGAGATAAAAGTTTAGCACATTCTACTGCACCTTTTATTCCTTGTTCATCTTGGTCAAACATAAAGATACAACTTTCATATCCTTCTAAAAATTCTAAAGACCTTTGAATATCTTTCTTTGCACCTGCCGCCCCTGACTTAACAGATACCACAGGAAATCTATTTTGATTTAATTGTGACATTGTTAAAGCATCAATTTCACCTTCTGTAATTACACACATCTTGCCCTTATCTCTCCATAAGTGCTGTCCAAATAATCCTGATTGTTTTGCGTCACCTAACCATTGAAATTCTTTGTTTGGGTATCTTAGTTTTTGTGCTACTAAATTCTTTTCGTTATCATAGTAGTTTGCAATTTGGCATGGTCTTCCAAACCAAGAGCCAACTTGATAGTTAAATTTCTGTGTTGTTGCTAAATCTATTTTTCTTTTTGGTAAGGGTGCAATCTCACCTTTAATAAAATCTGTATTTTTTTCTGTCTGTGTTGGTGTAGTCAATGTGTTTCCTTTTGTGTGTTTGTTGCACGAAAAACAATATGAATGAGTATCGTACACAGCGTTTGCATCACTGCTTCCACAGCTATCGCATGGACTGTGATATAAAAATTCACTTTCAGTTTGGTGCATAATGTAATAATTTGATTTTTAATTTTAGAAATTTTGGCATTGTGGCGGAATGGTTACGCAGTGGATTGCAAATCTACTTATCCCAGTTCAATTCTGGGCGTTGCCTCCAAAGGTTTGAGGTAACTTCAGTCTCCCTCCATTACCCCATAAACGACAAAGCCCTCAACTATTTCTAGCAAAGGGCTTCATCTACAAACACTATGTCAACAACTCTGAAACATCAAAGTTGGGACACAGAATGGAGTTTGCCACATCTCTGTGACCCACAACGCTGACTGTATACTTCTGTTTCAACTCTTTTACAAGATTTACCAACGAGGTATACTGTTTGAACGTGTAGTTACAGTCAGGTTTATTTTCTATGGACTTGCCCCCTATCAGGCAAACACCAATAGAATTTTTGTTAGTAATGTCAGGATTACCTTCAACATGAACTCCTGATAAAAGAATGTCTCTACCTTCTTGAACTGTGCCGTCACGTTTAATAACATAATGGAACGCACAAGAAAATAATCCTTTTTTTCTATGTTCTGTATCTAAATCCTTAACATCTAAATTCTCTTTTGGAGCAGTGTGACTTGCATGTATTATAACGTAAGAAGTTTCTTTTCTTTGATTACTCATATCCACTCCAGTGGTATGTGTTTATCTGCATGTTTAAATCCATACTTATCGCACCACATGGCGTAAGTCGTTGCAGATTTTTTAGATATTCTACTTCTTGAATTACTAAATATAAATCTAATGTCTAATTTTGGGTGTTGCTCTTTTACTAATCTCATCTTCTGCCTATCAGCAGAAGTAAACAAACCTTTTGTTTCTATGAAAATGTCTTTGTCTGTTAAATGAAAGTCAGGGGTGTAAGTATGTGATTTCTCAGGTTTAGTATATTTCAACTTAACCTTTTCATACTCATACTTTACACTATTAGCTTTTAACTCTTGTGAGATTGCTATTTCTAGCCCTGACCTGAAGCCATATTTCAAACCAACTTTATTAAAAGTCTGTGTTTGTTTGTGACTGTACTTCATTTTCAAATGACTTATCTTCTGGTGCAACGTAACCATCTTCAACTTTATCAAAGCCATGTCCTGCTGAATTTGCATTTCCACCTTCAACTAATTTAGTTATTTGCACTGCTCTTAATCTTAATGAAACTCCTGCACCTGCCATTGCCGTAAAGTACGGTATCAACTCAGCAGATACTTTCATCTCACTCCCAGACCAAATATTAATATCTGTCATGGGCTTACCTTGACTGTCAAAGATTGCAACTTTGTTTGGAATAACTTTTCCATCTTTAGTTATAATTTTTGCTTTAGTTTTGAATTTAAAGATTACATTTCCAGTTGGTTTTCCTTCAATATATTCTTCTTCAAAAGGTAAGTTTGCTTTCTTAACTTCTTTGCCTTTAGATTTCTCTGCACCTAAAGCCATAGCTTTCTTAACTTCTTCATTAATGCTTTTAGTGATTTCTAATCCCTCTTTTGCATTAACAATTAAGTTTGTCTTATAATGTCCTGTCTCATCAAATTTTGTGTCAGGGACATTTAACCAACAGAATTGAGATACACCTACTGGTGTCACAATTTTTGTATAGTTCATTTTACTCATCTTCTTCGTCCTTTGTTATTGGTTCTATTATCTCTCCGTCCATTACTCGTGCCACTAGAACGTCTAATGGTTGGTAATCGACTGGATAATCTTTGTCGTACTTTCGTCTATCCATTCGTATCTCCTGTGTGTTTGTTGTTTACTATGATGGGTACTTTATTCAACTATCCATGTTCGGATAGGTTTAGGCAAAGAAAAACTTAGCTTTTTCTAGTAAACTAATATCCAATGAACCCTTTTCAGGCACATCAGGTAGAGTTTTCCTTAACTTCTCAGGTAATTGTTTTTCAACATCATCTTTAAAGTCTTGCAGTACGTCATGTTTAGTAAAGATATTCATAAAAGCCTTTCTTATGCTTATGTTAAGTTTATCAATGTCACACGCATTCGTAGCGTAACTATCATGCACATTACAAAAGTTTTCTATTCCTGCTTCTTTTGCAATATTTACAGTTTCAATCATACAAGCACTGTCTATTGAGTGAACCAGATTTGGTGCTACTGCGTTTTTCATACGAAGAGCATCAGTCAAGTCAGTTTCAGTATTAATACGAGGTTTAATAACTTCTCCCATCAACATTGCTTTAACTCTTTTAGATTTCATTTCAGGATAACTTTGAAAAACTGGAAATCCAACAGGTGTCACCCACGTAATTGGCAGTTGTTCTTTAGACACAATTTTAGCTATGTCTTGAAGATACTTCATACCACTTCTAGCAGACGTTAAGTTGTCTCCTATGCTGTCCCAAATAATACCAGATAGATAACTTGCAGGTTTGAACATATCATTTTCAAATGGGTGCATTTCTCCTTTATCTTTTCTTTTAGTTAAATCTTCCACAACAAAATCTGTGCAAGAAAATCTAGTAGAGCCATAACAGATAGTCATAATACTTCTTTTAGTAGTAGTACGTTTAACTCCATAGTCTAACCATGCTTGTGCATAAGGTTTATATTCAGCTACATCTAATTTAAGTTTTTCATTAACTGTGTTTGCTACTAATTGATAAATGTCTTGTGGTGTTTCTACTGGTAATAAATTAACCATCTTTCCTGCTTTTTCATCTTTAAGCATTAAAGAATAAATTTGCAGACCATTACAAGAACCATCAACATTAACAGGTATGTAAGAAATAAAACCTTCACCTTCTTTAAGGTATCTAGCCCACTCATCACAAAATGCTAAAAATTGAAAAGCATTCCCTGCGTCTTCCCATTGTCTATTAGTTAATGGGTCTTCCGCACAAGCTACAATCATAGCTTCATTATCTTTAGTCCATTGTTCTCTAGCTTCAAATGTTATCTTATCTTCTCCATACATATTAGCACCATGCACAGCTAACCAAAACACACCTCTATTCTCTATAGTGATAGGCTTACCTTTAGCAAAATTTAATAATGCTTTAGCACCATTTATAGATTGATAGTTAAGAAATGCCGGAACACAATAGGCTCTTCCTCTGAAGTCTAATTGTATTGGAAAGAATAAAGTAGCAAAGTCTTTAAACTTATCTGCTAACCAAATTATTTTTGCAAACAATAACCTTTTAGAAAACATACGGTTATTCTCTGTGTGAATAATTACAGCTTCCTTCTTCCATGATTTTCTACTGATGTCATTAGTATCAATATCATGTGGTTTATTAGGTATCTCTTTGTTCTTAGTTGAGGGCATTCCCCCCATAGACATTCCTCTATCCCACGCTTGTTTCATCACATCTAAGATAAAATAATTAATTTTATAAGCTGTGGATTGCATAGCATTAACCGCACTATAAACCTGTGGCATTTCAAAGTTTTGCAACTCCTTTTGGAACAGTTTTTTGCCCAAACCATGTTGTTTAACAAGGTTTAATTCAGGTAGTTCCTTAGTCCAATAACCGCCTCC